AATGACACCCGTGTTGCCCAGTAGGTACACATACGCGCCCTTCCTGTCATACGAGATCCCGATGGAGGCCATCCCTGCCGTGTTGGATGCGAGTAGAGACGCTGCAATCTGGTCCGGGGTTGAGGCGGCTGCGTCCCCTGCCCCAGTCCCGTTTGGAGTCGTGTACGTGAGGTCTACACTTCCGGCGTTATTTGTCAGGGTCACTAGGTACTGCTTCGAGAAGGCACCAGCTCGGATGAAGAAGAAGCCCATCCGGGTTGGGTTGGGGCCTGCTTCAGATGCCGCCCCAAGTGCAGGCTGGGTGCCCACGTTCAGGAAGAAGAACTCATCGCCCACCGTAGTGCCACGGATGGCCTGAGCTGTAGATGCAACGAAGTAAGGAACCGTGGCTGTGTACACCACTGCCGTCCGTGCCTCATTCAGTACAGTGATCTTTCCAGTCCGTGTACCAATGAAGATGTGTACCCGCTGCCCTGCGATATCCGTCTCCCACGCCCGCACCGAGAGGTAGTCCTCACCGGGCATGCTGAACGTGTGGTTGAAGCTCAGGCCGGGGCGTCGTCGTACGTTAGTCACGATGTCGCTGATCATGTTGTCCTGAGCAGTCACCTGCCCCAACAACCGGAGCTTAGGCAACTGCTGGGATACGCCTTGCAAGATGGTGCTGTACGCACCCTCATAACCTGACATGCTACGTCCTCATTGCTGAGCGGAGCCGAGCATAGCGCCCAGACTTCCGGGTCGTATGCCGCATGTTCCGCAAGTGTTCGTTAGCGGCCAGGAACTCAGCCGTCTTTGCAATCTGCTTCCACTCCCCGACTACCGACTCAAGGCCGATGTCAACGAGGTAAATCTGCACCAGTGCTGTGTAGAACACGTACGTGGCTACCGACTCAGGTAGTTCCTCGAAAGGCAACCGTAGTTGCAAGGTACCCGGTACTGCCTCAGTCCACACAAAGTCAAGAGTGGTCTTGTTGAACAGCCGACCGTTACGCACTGCACCCTCATACCCTTGGTTTGGGATGAAGGCCAGTGTGTCATCAGGTAGTACGATACCGAACTCGCTGTCTTGGTACAGGGTGTGTGGGAACTCGTTGAACCACCAACCGCGCATCAGGGTCATGTCCAAGTTCGAGTCGATCACGGGCAGGATAACTGCTAGTGTCGGATGCTTCACGTCGATCCGCGTTACAGGGTGCTCACCCAGTGCCGGTAAGATCAGATTGACTGCTGTCAATAGATTCATGTTTTCTTACCCAAAAAAAAGGGAGGACAAGCCGTAATGGCCCATCCTCCCTTTAGTTTACTGATTACTCAGTGAAGCCGACGCCAACCGCATCTGGGCGGTATTGACCAACGGTGTACATGGTGTAGCTGTCCAGCACGGACTGGAAGTCCTTCGGATCATCCCACTGGCGGACAGTCATGGCCTTAGCCTCGACAGTAACCAGAGCTTTCGCAGGGTTGAAGATCACGAAGCAAGCCTTGGCCTCGGCAGCAGTGACGTTGAAGTCAGCGCCCAAGATGTGGCTTGCGTTAGCGCCAGTCGGGAAGCGTGGGGTTTCAATCACACGAGTACCGTTCAGCCATGCAACACGACGAGCAGCGAAGTCGTTCTCGCCAGCGCCGCCTTGGTAATCCACGTTCATCAACTTCTTCTCATCCAGCAAGAGGTCGAAGATGTCCGGGTTCATCAGGGTGATGTTGGCCTTCAGGGAGCCACCGAGGTCGCGCTTAACGAACTCTTTCAGCAAGCCCTTGTGGGTAGCCACGATGATCGAAGCCTTGACTTCGTTCACGGACATATTAGCGGTAGCCACAGCAGCGTTCAAGCCGGTAGTGGTAGCCTTCAAGCCGTCGCTGAATGCGCCTTTCAAGTGAGCCGGGGCAACGAATGCCGCGCACTTAATCAGAGCGATGATGTGGGCTTCGTCGAACGCCTTAGCGTGCGCAGTGCCGTGCTCAGCGGAGTATTCCGACTGGAAGTCTGGAGCAGTCCAGTCGTCTTGGTAGTCGAATGGGGTACGGATGAAGCTGGTGGTGTCAACAGTCACAAGGAACTTATCGTTCGCAATGCGAGCGCCATCCAGAGTCTGACCGGACTTGCGACCCTTCACAACGGCTGCGCCGATGCGGTCACCACGCCAAGTGTTGGACTGGTTCATGACCGACTTGAAGCGGGTCAGGTTCATGCTGCGGAAGATGGACTCGACCTTGAACGAACCATCAACGTCACCTTCGTAGGCTTCGATGTGGATGTCTTGGTCAGCGTTAGCACCAGCCCACCACTCACGGCTCAGGGCTGTAGCGTTGTAAACGTCAGTCATTTAAAGCTCCTTGCAAATCAGAAATCTGGGGAATGTTTCCCCTACCATTATATCCGGCTTCAAGGCCGGACTTAAATATCCGGCCTTTCGTCCATTATCGACCCAGTTGCTTGCCCATCGCACGGCGACCGAACAACTCGCCACGGCGCTGCTCGTACCCACGCTCGTTCCGATTCAGCTTAGCCAGCTCAGCTTGGAACTGGTCCTTGCTCAAGGCAGCCTCAGCACCCGGAGTTGCTTGGCCGGTAATCAGCCCAGCGTTCTGCACCAGACCACCATTACCCTTGGCGAACTCAACAACCATCTTCGCAGCAGCATCGGACTGGGCACGGATGCCGGAGTCCAGCATGTTAGTGCAGATGGTCTGCAAGTGCGCAGGGGCGTTCTGTCGGAACAGAGCAGCCGCAGAGTTCCAGTTAGCTTGACCGCCTGCCAGTGTATGGGCAGAGGCTACAGCGGCCTCCCCTTCTCGACCCGTATGCTCCACGAGGGAAGCAGCCAGTTGGGTTAGGTGCGCAGCATTGGCACCGCCAACGGAGGCGATATACGCCTTGTCTATCAGGGATACGTCGCCGTACTCCATCGCTTTCGCAACGGCACGGCTGATGTCTACGCCTGCACCAGCAAGAATGCTGGACAAGCTGGAGACTACTGGGTCGCCATTGGCTGGGGCCACGTACGCAGCAGCAGGGGCTTGAGCAGCAGCCGCAGCTTGTGGGCCACTGAGTGCAGCCAGCAACGCAGCAATGGTTGGATCAACTGCCGGGGCAGCCGCAGGAGCCGGGGCTTGGGCTGGAGCAGGGGCAGCAGGAACTTGAGGCATGAAGCCGTTAGTTGCAGTGGCGGGGTTAGCCGGTTGCAGGCCCTCACGGCTGTGTTCAACTACCGATGCGCCAGCAGGTACGCCGGGTACGTTGAAGCCGGAAACGCGGACTTGTTCGGTCATGTGTTAAGTTCCTTGGATAGATTGAAGGGTATCGGTTGCATCAGCAGCGGATGCTGCGTCCATCATCTGGTTCTGTCCAGCGTTCTGAGCGGCGGCAGCTTTATCTTCGCTAGCCATCTGCTCGTCCGACTTGTAGATCAGACTTGTATCTACGGAGCCACCCGCCATGATCATGTCCATGATCTTCTGCCCGTCGATGCGCTTGTCAACTTGCATCAGGCCGGGGATGATAGCGATTGCGTCCTGCGCTGCTAGGATCAGGTTCTGCACATCAGTGGCCCTACCGAGAGCGGGAATACCCGCAACGATGTTTAGCTCTACTGTGTTAGTGACGATCCCTTCCAGCATATCGCTATTGACTTCAGTCAGGCAGATGTGTGCAAGTGGAACCTGCATACCTGCTGCCAGTGTCGAGTACGCACCGCCTAGTACGTTGTCAGCCTCAAGGGCGTCCTGCTTGATCTCGAACGCTGTTACTCGCTCAGCATCCCGAGTGTTGCCCTTGTACATGAATGCACGGGACAGGTTCTCGATAGTGGCTGCGAGTTCAGCACGCATGACCTGTAGCTTGGTGGCGTCCCCATTCTCGTACGCCGACACAGCGCCCGGTGATCCTTGCACGTACTCGCCTGACTCGGCATTGGCAAGCTCGTCGATGTCTGCACCCATACCGGGTGCTACGAGGTTGACTACCTTCATCAGTTCGATGCCGTACAGCGCAGCAGCGTGGGAGCCGTCA